CCATCTAAGGCTGCTGTTACATTAGTTTCATCTGTTACGTCAGCTAGTGCTTCAATAGCATCTAGTTTAGTTTCATCTGCAGTTGTAAAGCTAGCAGTAGTATCATCTAATACAGCATCATATGCCTGTACGTCAGACCCTATAGCTACACCTAAAGAGGTTCTAGCTGCTGAAGCTGATGTTGATGCCGTACCGCCATTAGCTACAGACACAGGTAGGGTAAGAGCACCTAATAAAGCTGCTGTAGATCTTCCTACACCAGTTGAAGTTAGTGTAACTACTTCTGTACCTGAAGCTGGTAGATCTGTAGTTAATGTCTTACCTGATATTGATACTGATGAATCTACTCTGATACTTCTAGATGCTAGATCATTATTAATCTGACCTTCTAGAGTTCTCTCATCGAAATCTGTTTCTATTGTCTCTGCAGGTAGTGAAGCATTCTCAGCATAATCACTTTCCTGTTTAAAGTCAGGGTTAAGTTCTACAATAATAGTCTCACCACTAGCTGGTATATTACCACCTGTGAATACGACATTAGAACCTACTATGTCATAGTGAGTGCTTGCTGTCTTCTCTGTTATTACACTAGTACTATCTACTTTGATAGATACTTTTACGTTTGTACCTACAGATAAGAATGCAAAGGTAATAGCGAAAGTATCGTTACTCCCGTTACCTGCGTAATTGTCTGGTGCATAAACTGCTGATATTGTCATGTTGTGTTTCCTTTATGGTTATTCGAATAAATCTGAGAAGTCTGTGCTTCCAGGTTTAACTTTAAATTTCTGTCCAGTCTTCTTCTTAGAAAACCTCTCTTGTGCTTTGAAGCTTCTCTTAGCCCTCTTCGGGTCTAGTATCTGTAGTAATTGATCTTTAATATATCTTTTAATTAATAGATTAGCATACCAAGTGTTTGGGAAAGGTAAAGCTTTGACTATAGGATATGCTGATTCCTTTATATCTTTACCTTTTGCTAGCTTACCTGTTGCTTCTAGTCCTGCTGCACCTAGGTCGAATACTAAATCAAACGCTGGTGGAATAATACTTTTAGCTATCATGTGAGATCTAGTACTTTCTAAATCATCTAAGGTAGTGGAACCTAGCTCAGCTGCAACATATAGTCCTGACCTAGCAACCGCATCTCTCCACAAGGATGGGTCATCAAACGCTCTAAGCTCTTTACCATTAGCAAAATCATATAACTGAGTAACCAATGCACCTGCTAGGGTTAGGTATGTCATTAAATGAGCTGCATATTTAGCTTTACTTAATATACCTGTATTTGATGGATGCAGCATTAGACGTCTATAGTGATTAAGACTATTAGATATATTAAAACCTTTAAACATAGTTACATGTGCTCTAAGTTCTCTAGACGCACTGCCGGCGGCGGCTCCTCCTGTCATGATGGCTCTACCTTCTACGCCAGGTTCTGGGACACCAACTCTTACATTATGTTCTCTTAGACCAATGTACTTAATAGCTACATCTTCAGGCATCTTGTCGATATCAGGATATCTAATACCTTTATCAAGAATTATCTTACCTTTCATCTTACCCCAGTCAGCCTCAGTGATAGCACCAGCTTTTAGGCTATCTCTAATTGTAGATGGTAATTCCGACCAAGATTTATTTAAATTCTTTCCTACTCTTTGGTCTATTTTTATACCTAAAGTCTGTTTAGAGATAGTAGTTTCTCTAGCTAGTCCTGATGCTCTAATACCTAAATCAGCAATCCCAGCTGCTGCAGCTGAAGCCCTACCTTGTACGTTTATGTCAGAGTGTCTTGAAAGACCACTTGCTATTCCATGTGAATAGTCTGTTTCTTGAGCTAACATTATAGCTTGTCTTCTTACTTCTTTATTAGCACCTGGTACTAATGTAGCCTTTAGATGAACACCAAAGATCTCTCCGTAAGACATTCCCCACATCTTGGCTACTTGTTTAATATGAGCCTGATCTTGTATAGCTGCTACTGGGGCCATACCTAGTTTTAAACCAGCAACAATACTTCTAAGGGATGTACTTATAGCCGCAGTCCTGGGGTTAGTAACACCTGTGTGCTGTCCTGTTAGAGTGTTAAATATCATTTTATTGTCTACTACAAAATCACCAATATCTTCACCTAAGCTTTTAATCATCCCTATGTCTCTACCTTTATCTCCTAACGTAGCTAGATCAAGAAGATCATCAAATACCTTTTGCGGATTAGGGCCAAATTGTTTAACTAAAGCTGCATCCATTGCTAGTTCAGATAGTTGTTCCATACTGTTGTCAAAGAAGTTTCCTTTACCATATGCATCAAACATCTTAAAATAACTGTCAGCATCTTTAAAATGGAATATACGATGTAGTTCTTTCTCAGCGTTAGCTGTTTGTCCGATAACACGTTGTGGTCTACCTTTAGCTACATCTAATGTCTTCTCATCAAATACATTACTTATTAGTTTCTTGATACCATCTAAATCTAAGGGGTTACCAAATTCATCATACATTTTAGATTGATCTATAGTATCTAGCGAAATACGTGTAAAGTCTTCTTTAGTCCCAGAAACAATCTTACCTAAGTCATAATTCATACGTGCTTGGTAGTCGCCAAGACGAGTGATAGGTACTCCTCCTCTTTCTATAACGTCTAGTATTTCATCCATAGTTTCTGCATAGTCTTTAGCATATTTCTTATATTTAGAGGGTATATTATCTTCTTTATATAAAGCTCTAACCATATTCTTGGTTCTTTCTTTGTATGCTTTAGTAGTCGTGTCGGCACCACTTGGGACTTTACTTCTGAAATCTTCTGCATAATCCCATAGACGTCTATGGGATTTACCTTTAATACCTTTAAAGATACTCTCAATAGATAAAGCTCCGTCATCTTTAGCTACAAGCATTGACCTTAATGCAGATTGTTTGTTCTTAGCAGTATTGATAGTAGCTGTATGGGTAGTCATAGCTTCTACTTCTTTAACTAGTTTATATTCTTCTTGTTTAAGACTTTTCAACATAGAGTCTATTGCATCTTGTTCTGCTCTAGCTTTTACGTCGCCACCGCTAAACTTAGGGTTACTTCTATAGATATTCTCTAATCGTTTAGCTTCTGCTTCTATCTTATTCTTCTGTGCTGGTGTTATAAGTCCAGCAGTATCCATTTTTAGTATACAATCACTAAGCGCCATCATTACCTCTCATACAGTCATTCAATGTTTTAAATGCTTTACTGTCATTATCTAATTCTTTAACTAATGTCTTAACCGGAACGTTAGTCTCTACACCCTCTATATTTCTAGTTACATTTAAATCATTACTTTCTACTTGTTGCTTAAATGAATCTATTCTAGTATCTATCTCAGTCTCTAATGGTTGTTCTTTAATAGGAGCTGGAGTTTCGTCTAGTTTAGGTTCTGGTTTCCATCTATCTCCTAATACTGTAGAAGGATCAAAAGGTTCACCGCTAGCTTCCTCTTTAAACATACCATTTATCATAGCTTCATGTTCTACCTGTGAGATACCATCTGGTTTAGTTTTAACCATACTTTCTACAACTTCGTTCTCAATAGCAGCAGTTATGTTACGTTTATCAAATGTCTTAGCAATAGTAGGTCCAGCAACTCCCAGTAAAGTACCAGCAGCTAATGCGCTGACTAGGATTTCAATAGCTGATTCCTGAACTACTTGTGTAGTAGGTAGGTCTTCACCTAGGGTATTTCTTCTTAAGTCAACTTCAGATGGTTTATTAATTGCTTCTACTAGTCCAGCAGCAACTAGTTCAGCTTTCGCTGCACTACCAAAGGTCTTCATAATACTGGTGACTAGCTTACCACTTTTGGCTACAGTACCGCCAGGTAAGAGCAAAGATGCAGCGCCTACAGGGTCTTGGACATAGCCTACCATTCCACCAGCAAAACCAACCAACGCACCTGTAGCAGTCTTGTCTAGTTGAGCCTTAGTTAGGTTATCGTCAATACGTTTAAATTCACTACTTATTTCTTCATCAATCTCATCGTAGCTTTTAATACCTAAATCTGGGTATTTCTTTTTAATGTTATCTATTACTTCAGGGTTCTTTCTAATATAGTTTAAATATCTTTCTTCAGATAGTTCTTCAAAAGTATCACGTCTACTGTTAGATACAGCACGAAAAGGATCTGCTGATGCTACTATCCCTGGTTGTAGTTCTCTAAAGTCTATGTCATTCTTTAATAACTCTTTATTCTTAAATACCAAGTCGTATTGTGGACTAATCGTATTGAGTCTTGTTCCTTCTTGTCCTAGTTTAGAAGATATTCTAAACATATGTTCTCTATTAGCTGTGAATAGGTCTCCAAGACTACCTTCTTTCGAAGGAGCTGTTATACCATCCTTAGTTTCTAGGAAAGGAGCTTGTTCAGCTTCAGATGCTATTCTCTTAGCAAAATCTTTCTGTGTATCTGATCCTTTATAAATATTTACCATTATTCGCCTCTTAACGGATTAGAAGTTCTTAGTTTCATAATATCTTCATAATCTAATATGAATGGAACATTATCCTTAGACTGCAGTATCACACCGCCATCTCTTTGGCTTCCCCAGACATAATATTGTCCAGTACCTGCCATAGATAGTTCAGCATCTTTAAGTATGTCTGCTACATCTCTTGTGAACTCTGGGCTAAATCCACCTAGAGCTTCTATCTCTTCAGGTGTTATACTTTCTACAAAGTCTTCAAAATCATCTTCATCCATAGCATATGTAGGAGGCTCAATTCGTGAATCGTTATACTCTATAGCACCACCGTTAGTGGCTTGTGTTATAGCTTGTTCAAGTATGTTACCGTCAACAGATTCAGCATCAAAGTGATTCGCCCTAACAGACAATGCAGCGTAGATAGCTTCTACTTTATTTAAAGTATCTATTCTCATTTCTTTATTGTTATAAGCTGGTATGTTTTTTAATTCAGACTGTATTAGTGATTTATCAGGTAAGGCTACTTCCTTGCTCTTCAGTAGATCTGTGCCTTCTATTATGTTTAAACTTATGTTAGCTTGGCCATTAGCTGCAGCTTGTCCTGCTAGTGCAATAGTTTTGTTACCATCTTTAGATATCTCTGCTAAGAAATCTCTCGCATGGTCAACACCTAGTGTAGTCATAACTTCACCTATTTGGGTATACTTCTCTAGTGGTGATAGTGTTTCCCACTGTCTGGTTATAGCTTGTCTTTCTTCAGCCATTAGCCCTGATGTCGGTACACCATACTGTGCTTTAATTAATGATCTTTGTGATTGTCTAGCTAGTAGTTGTTCAGCTATGTTACCATTAGGATCTATTAGAGGCATATCTTCTATTACATCCAACTGAGCTGCAAACCTTACAGGGTCTTGCTCTAGTGCTTTAGTTATGCTTGCATCAGCTTCTGTTAGTGTTTTAACTAATCTTACTCCTTCTGGAGTTGAGGCACCTTGGTCTTCTAAAGCTTGTAGGTGTCTACTACGGTCTAGTTCATTCATCTTAGAGAATACACCGATTTCATTCTGTATAGAAACCATTGTGTTGATTTCAGTCTTTAACTTAGGGTCTGCATCAGAGATACTTTGTAAACTATTAATTAAATCATTAGGAATTGGTATACCTTGTTTCATATAGTTGTCAGCACTATCGAACATAGTAGCGTACTGTGCTTTAAGAGCTTTAGATTGGTTATCAGATTTTATACGTTCATCTTGAACACCTTTTTGTGCTGCTTGTTTATAGCTATCGTAGTCCTCTACAGTCAGGTCAAAGTCTCTTGGTTCACCTTCTTCTAGGCTCTGTAGCGCAGTCTCAGGTTCCTCGTTAATACGTTCAGACCAGAATCTTCTTCTAATAGCTTGTTTATCTTCCTCAAAACCACTAGCTGCAGCTTTCTTAGACATAAGTCCACTATCTGCTTGTTCCTGGTATCCTTGCTGGAGCTCACCTAGGACATCTTCTCTTTCAATAGGAGTACTGTTAATCTGTGCATCATATAGTTTATTATCTCTAAACTTACCGAACTGTTCTTGTTGAAAACCTCTTTGTTGAGACTTCATAGCTCTGATACCCTTAACCTGTGCTGATACTTTCTTTCCTTCTACATACTCATTAAATCTTCTTTGAGCATTGATATTAGGTATAGTACCTGATATAGACGCACCTATAGATGATACAATACCTGCAGCATCTTGTGGAAGTGTAGTATATGTAGGATTACCATCTGAGTCTTTAGTAGCACTGAGTCTTCCTGAGAGTCCTTTAGCTGATGCTAAGTCATAGTCATTAACAGCTTTTCTATATAGTGAATCTTCTAGTGATTTATTTAATACACTAATTTCACTTAAGGCTTGGTTAGCGAGTTGCTCTCCAAACTTCTGATACATTGCACCATTCTGTAGTCCTTGATATTCCCTACCAGTCTGTGATACTTGTTGTCCAATCTGAACAGCACCGGCACCTGCGTTAGCACCTGATATCTTTACATTTGATTGTTGGTTCTTAGGGCCTGGTCTTACTATTTCTACCATTAGTTTGATCCTCCAAATAGACTACCTAATAAAGTAGGTACTTGTTTTAATCCTTCACTAAACTGTTGACTAGAAGCTGCTTCACCGCTAAACTTAGCTGCTGCTGCTCTGGACTGTGCGAGAGATCTTTCTGATGCTGCTTTATAGTCTGCTGCTCTGGCTTGATTCTCTAGGTTAGTTATCTGTACGTTAGATGAGAATGTACTTCCTCTTCTTCTATTCTCTGCATCAATCTTAGTATTCATGAAAGCTCTTTCAAAGCTATTTGATGATTCTTGCTGTACTGCCATAAATGATTTAGAGTTTAAGGATAAACCTGATTGAGCTTGTGCTCCTAGTTGTTTCCCTACTGTTCTTCTATATTGGATAGATAGTGATTCAATCTGTCTCTGACTATTTATAAAGTCAATACCTTGATTAAACTTAGCTGCTTCTTTCACAGTCTTAGCTGATTCCCTGTACCCAGCTGCTGATAGTTCAGCTCCTTGTGCGGATATTTCACCACCAACAAGTATTGTGTTTGCTTGCATCTCTGCACCTTGTCTAGTAATGCTTGCGCCTCTAAACAGTTGTGCTATGCTACCTAAGCCTTCTAAGCTTTGGAAAATATCTGCCATTATTTAATTCCTGAATCTATCACACCGGTCACCCCTGATAATACCAAAGGTAAAGGTTCTGATGTTGTTATCGTTAAGGCAGCAGTGTTGTCCCACTCTAATCCGCCATATTCTAAGTATCCACTTTCTAATGGTATACTTTTATCTAAACTATCGTTAGTATTCCTAGCTGGTAAGAAAGCTCCATTAACTGTAGGAGGATGTGATTTGTATACTCTTAATAGAGGTCTAACCCATCTTACTCTCTGTCCTTGCATAGAACCTAGATCTGTTGCAAACTCCATTGGTAGAGTTTTAATTGTTGTAGTGTAAGGTAATCCTACTACTACTTCTCCAGCTGCTACATCTATTGTGATGCTACCGCCAGATACTACTTCAGATGGCTGTGTTGAACCATCTCCTTTAACTTGTACTGTTTTACCTTCTAAGTGATCTAATCCAGATAGTGTAGTTACTCTTTCAAAAGCATTACCACTTGAACCATAAGCATTAAAAGTACTTGTATCTTTACCTGTTAATTCAAAGGTATTAGTTGCTGTATTAGCTACTGTGAATATACCACCATTCAAACTAGACATATTTGTCTTAGTGATATCTAAATCAGCTAATTCTGGGTCTACTAGATCTTTAATGATTACTGTATCTCCGTTTGTCAGTGTATGTGCTGTACTTGTAACTACCGCAGGGCTAGCTGCTGTTATACCTATTATAGCATTAGGTGAGGATAAAGTCAAGAAACTATCTGAAAAAGAATCAGTTCCATCAGTACCATCTCCAGTATCCATAAGCTCTATGAAACGCTTTGTAGCGCCATTTACGAGACGTTCTACTGATATCCAGACTTGGTCAACTTCTCCGCTAGTAATGCTCTCTAAGCCCTCTACATCGCCATCTGTGGTAGTCTTAGTCCATGCTATAACCTTCTTAGGTCTGTCATAGGTTCCAGTGAGCAATTCACCACTGTTTGTTACTGCATATATAATAGTATCAGGTTCTTGTGCATATACAAGTGACTTAATACCATTGAATGTGATATGTTCTGCTAAGAAGGTCAGATCTTCACCTGTATAACCATCTATATTGAAATCATATCTAAATGTTCTAATCTTTCTCTCTGAACCTTGAATGAATAGAATCTCATCCTTTACGTTCTCTACTTGCTGTACCTTAGAACCATGGTATGTTCTAGGTTGCTGTATCACTGTACTAGGAGACAATGAGCTTGAGTTACCTGATGATATAGTTATTTCACCACCACTTGTACCTACAACTAGATCTCTAGCTGCTGATATCCAAGTAATAGTATTAACTTCATTAGATACTAGTTCTATATCAATAGAATCTTCACTATCTGGTCCTATACCGAATCCTTCAAATATACCTATCTCTGACATCCATATATTCTGTGGTTGTCTGGCAGTTCCGCCAAAGATCAATCTCTGTTGGTATAGACCTACTGTACCTGGGTAACCTCTTGAGGCAGTCCATGTAGCAGTCTCTAATGTCCAGTTACTACTAGTATCAGAATCATTAAGAGATTTGATTATCTCTGCATCCACATCAGTAGTTGAGTTAACTGTTATGACTTGCATCACTCCACCATTAACTAGTATATATTTACCAACATCGTCTGCTCTAAATGCATCGATAGATAAACCATTTAATGATTTCCTTACGATACCGCCAGAAGCGTATGCTGTATAGCCTGAAGTGTCTATATTATTATTGTTATCATCTTTAAGTTGGAATGTAGTTGCAGCAGTTGTTCCTACTGTATATACATTACCATTTAATTGTGTCATACCTACTACATCATCTATAACAACTCTGTCACCAGCTACATAGCCGTGAGAAGCACTTGTCGTGACAACACCAGGGTCAGCATCACTAACACCGGATATAGTGAATCTAGGTCCTAGTTTACCAGCTGTATATTCTGATCTAACGTTTGCTATTGCACCAGCTTGAGTTGAATCTAGTTCTAATGCACATATAGGTGATAGATCTAGTTTCCAGTCTGTATTAGCGATAGCACTTGTATCTGTGAAGTCTTCTATGATATCACATACTGCTACTGTGGTTGAAGTAATAGATACAATAGATGCTCTACCAGTTTCTCCATCAGCAGAGTTAACTATCTGTCTACCAATATCTGCTTCTAAGAAGATAGCTGTACTAGCTGTAAAGTCTTTAGACACACCTGTTGTAGCAGATGGTGTTATAGTTCCTGCAGGTACATAACCTGATTCATATGTAGGCGGTGGTGCGAACGCTACAGAAGTCAATGTCCAACTAGTATCGGATGTACGAACTAACTCTTTTGGGGTTACGTCTGGGTGTACGAGGTATAACTTACTCCCAGACTGTACGTACTGGATCTCTGACAACTGGGCTGTAGTGTAGGGAGATACTAATTCGTAAATCCTATTAATCACTCCACCTGAACTGTATGCTGTATAGGCTGAACTATTAATAGCTCCACCATCTACATCATTTAACTCAAATGTATTAGCTGTTTTATTTGCTACTACATAAGGTACTGTCGTAGAGTTGACTTCTGTCATTCCTACAACACTTGTTATATACACATGCTCACCGTCTAAAAGATTGTGGCCTGTACTGGTAACTACTGCTGGGTTAGCTGCAGTGATACCTGTTATTGTTAAGTTAGATTCTAATACTTGACCTGCTGGTTTAAAGAATCTAATATATTCATTACCAAGTTCAAGGATAAAAGCTACTTCACTACTGAACTGATAGCTCACCAGTCTTGTTACAGCTGAAGAGTCTTTAGTCTCAGCTATGTATTGAAAACCATTTCTACGTCTAATTGGTCCATGAGGAAGAACTACTGCATTGGTAGCTATCTCAAGAGCAGTCTTGAATTCAGATGTTTCAGAACGTGCATACAGCCTAGGAGATAACTCACCAGTTGTAAATGCAGTCTGTGATATAATTTGACGAGCCATTAGTCCCTCACATCAATTAAGTCGGAAGATATAATGTATTCTTTACTTCCTTGTTGTCCATCTCTTGCTAAGCCTTCTTGTACAAGTAGTCTATATAATTCGAATTCATCTCTTGATTTAGATCTATCACCTGTAATAGGGTATGATAGTTCTGCAGTTAGTCTAGCTACAAAAGCTCTTCTTAGGTTAATGTCCCAATCTTCTGTATCAGTCAATCTACCTACATATCTAATCTTGATAGCATTTGAATCTGATAACAACTTATCGCCTTCAACAGCAAAGCCTATAGCACCTGGAGCATCTTCATTAATATTAAGTATCTTTAATGCTTTAGGGTCTACCGGTAATTGATATTCATATGCGAAATCAAACGATGGTGTATTAGTAGTCTGAGCTAATTCAGCTCTCTTGATCGTAGATGTCCAAGAACCTTCTGACATAACTTCATCAGCTAAGTCATCAAAAAATGTATTACATAGTTTTGATTCTTGTGTGCCATCTGTCAAAGATGTTATAGTAGATGCACCTAGTTTGCTTAAAGCTAAATTACAAATCTGTATTTGACTAGCCATGTTTATGTTCCTCTATTTAATTTAGTGGGGATCAGTTTAAAGATCCATCCCCTTAGATCTGATTACTAGCTTAGCTAGGTATACGTGCTGTTATACGTATAGCCATGCTTCCAGCAGCTCCAGTAGCAGCAGCAACTTGGGCTGTTACGCCTACAATTACTTCTCCCATTGGATCTTTGTCGTACCCTAACACTTCCCAAATTGCTTTGTTCACGTCAGCAGGTCCCATTGTGGCCGCGTCTAGTGCTTGTGAGGTAAACTTTGTTGTAGCTGCTTGAGCTACTGTTGAACCGTCTACTATAGCGTCAGCATCCAGTACAGCGTTTTGCGCTCTAACGGTCTCTGTTCCACTTGTTACGGTTGTCATTTTAGCAGCTGAAAAGTAACCGATGTCTATCACTAGGTCGGAAACTGAATCTAATGCATCATTATACACTTCACATACATCCACTATTGCGTTTGTAGGTAACTTGATGTTGTATAATTTAACATCTGCTGTTTCTGTTTCTGTTGCAAGATACGCTTCAGTTTCGCATAGGACCGTAGGTCTTATACTTGCTTTACGAGCATCTATCTTTTCGCCTTTACCACTTTGAACAGTAGTTAGGTCTGTACTTTTGGTTGTTTCACCAGCCATATTATATTACTCCTTTATTACGCGCTTTGAACACATTCGATTTTAACAATCTTCTCTTCTTCGATACGTACAGCATTACCACTCATAGTAGTATGTACTTGCGTAGAATAATGTCTATCCGCAATTTTGTCCATACGTGTAGTGATGTCTTTACCTTTCGCGAAGCCAATACATGTTTTAGTGTAAGCTAGACATATAACAGGATCTGAATCCGTACCGTCTGCTGTACCTTCTAACATACCATCTTCAAGAGTGATAAATTTAAAGCCTAAGAATGTATCTACTTCACCATTAACTAATGCTTTCACAGTGTTAAAGTCTGAAGATGTTACTTCTGTTTCGCCTAGAAGTGAATCTAAACCAGATGCATTAACAACACAAACAACTTCTTCTCTCAAAGAACCAGAATGTCTCATTAGTTTACGTCTTGCTTCACGTAATTTCTCTACTGTTAAGTTAGAGTTAGTTGTACCAAAATCTTCGTCAACTACTTGTGTAGTATCAAAAGATACGTTAGCTTCTGCATCAGTTGCAGATACTGATAATGAATTACCTGTTGCTGCTGCTAATATAAGTTTATCGATTTGACGACCTAAACCCCATGCTTGAGCTTTCGCATACTCATTCTTAGGTTCGATCAGCATTCTTAGCTCATCTTCCTCATCTACTAAGTCAGCTACATAGAAATCACGTAGATAAACTTTACGTCTACTATGTGGTGTATCTGTGTATTCTACTTTAGAATGACGAGTTGTTTTTTCTTTCGCTTCGACACGATCGATTCTTTCAAAGTTTGCAGCCTTACCTGTTACAGTTTTAACTTTAACAGTTGGCATTAGACGTGATCCGTCCTGTTGTAACAGGTGAATAACTTCGTCGCTATACTGTTGTACAAACGCTTTGTTAATTTCCGTTGACATTATTTGTTCTCCTAATTTGTCAATTAAATAAAACAACATTTCTGGCTTATATGTCGGCTACCCTTTCGGACCTATTATAAGATTTCATCCTCTTCATTGGACCTTTCGGCTACCCAATTACTCTGAAGGATACGCTGATCTATAAAGTTGTTGAACCTTTGCTAGAGCGGCGTTGTGGTTGGAATCTGAAGGATTGTGGTATGCATGTGACTTATTGTTCCTAATCTCTGATATTTGAGCTCGAGCTTCATCAGGGCTAGTTCCAAAGTTTGCAGTAGACATTCCGACATGTCCAGATTCTTTGTAAGACGATGCTAACTGAGCTAACATGTCTACGAATACAGGATTGCGTCCTGCAGTGTTTACTAAAGACGAGGCTTGATCTGGATACTTTTGTTCAAGTATCTTTATCATTGATTCAGCAGCAGCTTTCCTGTTGTTGAAATCATCTCCCCACATTCTCTTTAATTCTTGTTGTCCTTCAGCTACTTCTGTTTCCATTCTCTCATACTGTTGTTTAACAGATGCTATTTCATTGTCATACAATACTTTAGCTTGAGAAGTGGTTAAGTTAGCTTTATGGAATATATCTTTATAAAATCCTAGTCTATCATCTAGATCAGGCATTATAGCTTTTACATCTTCTGATGCTTCTTCGAATTGGTATCCGGTTGCATCTTCAGGTGTACCTAGTGTACGATAGAAAGCTTTAACATCTTCTTCGTTCTCTAAGTTAGGTGATTTCATAAGACCTGGTATCTTGTCTAGCTTGCCGTAGAAAGCTTCTAGATCTTCTGGTCCAGCATCTTCACCTGGTATTCTTACTGAGCCACCAAGCATCTTCTGTGCATGTACATAGTTCTTAGCTAATGCGCCAAGATCAGATACATCCTTCAAAGAAGCGTCGTCACGTAAGTCTTCAGGAATTGAATCCCTCCAGTTAGTCATTGCTGCTGACTCTGTAGGAGCTGCCACTGCTGGTGCTTCTATTGGAGTTTCAGCTACAGGAGCAGTTTCAACTGCTGCTTCTACTGGTACTTCGTTTGTTGGTTCTATTGCTTCGTTACTCATTAATTACACCTCTGTTTAATTGTTGTTCGCTGATATGGGTATCTCTGATCTTTCTTATAAACTGTATGAACTCTTTTTGTCCTAAGTTATAATATGTCTTCTCAGTTGTTACATCCAATGCTGTAGTTTCTACATACATCTTTTCCCATGCTTCTAAGACTTCTTTACCTTCTTCTGTCTTAAATAATGATTGTATTGATAAATATACCTTATCTAAATTCATTATTATTTTTTGCTGTTCCATTATATACCTCTATTAATGTTACTGGTTACCGTTTGGGTTTGTTGTCCCACCTAATTTAGACACACTGTCTGCTGCCATGTTGACTTGCTCCATTGCTGCCTGGTGTTTCTGTTGCTGAGCTCTAGCTTCTCTAAGTTCTTTAATTACCTTATCATCTTTAACTGCTCGTTCTGAAACGCCAATGGCTGTAGCAGTATTCTTCACAATCCAATCATAATCAGGGATATCTATTACTTCAGGGTTAAGTTCAGCTGCTTGAGCTACTGACTGTAACCATCTTGCATTATTGTTAACTTCTTCAATCTGTTGTGCTCTAGCTAAAGAGTTTAAGAATACAACTTCAATATCAATACCCTTCTCTTGTAAGATAGCTGGAATCTCTGGTAAGATACCTGATCTTAATAACATTCTGAATGAACGTACAATAAGTGGTGTTAATAGTTCTGAGTTAAGTCTTGATAGTGTAGGACCTAATACTCTTTGTGTTTCTTCAATACGTTGAGATACTTCAAATGCTGTCATCTCACCTGTTTCAGTTCTAGGTGGTAGTAACAACTTATCTAAGAAGAATATACTCTTAATAGAAGCTTTCAATGTTTCTTCTGTGAACTGGAGGATATCAGATCTAGCATTAGTCTGCCATTCTCTTACTCCGTTGATGTCTCTCACAATAGAGATCTGACCTGGTCTTAAATCTAATTGACCGAATACATCTCTTTGGTTAGCAAGTACTGGAGGTCTAACTTGTAGAGCTATAGCTGCTAAGCCTTGTTTCTTTAATTGGTTAAGAGTACGTACATCTGGTAGGGCATAATGTCCTGGTCCACGTCCGTATACTTCACCTGGTGTTATAGACCATCTTCCAACATAGATAGGGAACTCATAGTATCCGCCTTCTTCGGCAATAACATTACTTGTCATTTCTATGTATACACTCTCGAAAGGTCTCTCGATTGGTAGAGCTAATCCTAGTTCGTTAAGTTTAACTTTCTTAGGATCTCTTTTACTTATGCAATGAACATATGGAAACTCTGTACCAGGTTTCTGTTCAAATGCTTGTAGAACTTTCTCTGATACATTATCTGCACCAAATCTTTCTACTGCTTGTTTCGCTGTATAACTAAATTTACGATATACAGTATCAATAATACCATCTTTATTCTCTAACCATGCTAGTTGTCCTAGGTGTAGTGCTGTGAACCTGAATCCAGGGAAATCAGATGTAACTGCATCATCTTTAGATTCATGGAATATAGCCATATTACCTAGTGACACATAGAACTGGTAGCCTTCTGCTATCTCAGTATCGAAGTTAGATTCACTAAATTCATTATGGACTTTATTGTTAACTGTTTCTAGCCACTTAGTAGCTTCTTCATCGCCATTAAGCTCTTCTGTTTGGAATCTTAACTTAGTCCACTTAGTAGCTGGATTAGTTAATGTACCTTGGAATGCTGCTGCTAGATCTTGTGTAGCTTGTAGTGCTGTTGAATCAAAGACATTCTTAGTCTTCTTAGCACCAGGACTAGTCATGTTAGTTGGTGTTACACCATATGTACCAGTACTTGCAAATAAACCATGTTGATGATTTAACATATACTCAGTTAGCTCTTCCCACACTGTATCAGCAGAAGTTCGTTCTTGACTACTGAATGCTGCGTTAGCTTGACCTAGTATGGTCTTAATTCTGTCTTCTGTTTCACTCATATTTAGTTACCTAGTATCGATGGGTTGCTTGTGCTGCCGTCTAAGGTTACTAAGCTTGGTGTAGCCTTTCTTGCCTTACGTCTAGATGAAGTACCTTCTACAGCTTCTGTAGTAGTTCCTTTAGTTAAGTCTGTTGCCTTCTGTACCTTCGTAGCTGGTGTTACAACGGTCGGTGGTGGAGGTGGTAATGGTTGTGGTGTTGGAGGTGCGCCGCCTAGTATTCCGCCCATGTTAGTCTCCTAGTAATGATTTAGTTAATGTTACAGAATCGTCTGAACCTGATAGGCTAAACAATCTTTCATCTTCAGAAGCTTTACGTCTCTTAGATGCTCTTATTCTTGCTGCTTCAGTATCTACTACTGCTTCTTGTCCCACAACATCATCAGCTGTACTAACATCCGGTGCTACTGGAGCTGGTGCTACTGCTGGAGGTGGTGGTGGAGCTGCTGGTGCTGGAGCACTGCTGCCGCCTGCTAGCAGTGGTGCTACTGATCCGATAATCTTACCGATCATCCCTAGGGTTGCTATTCCGCCCATTATTTAATCCTCATAATCTTTTTAACTAATTTCACTAATGTATTCATCTTGTCGTCCGTTAAAGGCATACAAGCCTTAATTCTCATTATATTTTCTATTCTACTAAATAAGCAATAAGAGCTTCCTAAGAAAGGAGAGACTAATACTGTTAACATAGGCATCCATATGTACCATTCGGTGTATACCATTAAACAAGGTATAGCTGCGAAGTTCATTATAACTATAATCCAATGGATGAAACCAATAAACCTAGCTAAGGTTGAGAATAATAATTGATACATAAATCATAAATCCTATAAGCCATATACGTACTCTCTCTGGAGCAGGTATGTTACTATCTTCTACTGTGTATATTGCGCCTACTATTATTATCAGTAGGAAGAATATACTCTTAATCGTAATCCAAAACATCAAAGCTTGTTATAACTCCTACGTTAGACTGTCTATAGATTGGGTCAGTTCTTGGGTCATCAGCCATTGCAAACATTCTGAATGCATCTGCGTAATGTGAGTTACCATCATGTATAGGTTCTTTTAAATAAACATCTCTTTTGCGATCGTATCTTCTATGATACATCTCTAGGGCTTTAATCCCTTCGCTACATCTACCTGCATCAAATGCACATAAAGGGAACTTCTGTCTAGCTGATACAATACCTTGTTGTACTGCACCCGGAAAGGTCGGA